AGAACGAGACGCACACGTTCCACATGACCTCGAGTGGCATTGATTCGTACATCCGGACGCTCCTTACGTCCATGATGATCGACCAGGATCCCTACGATCACATTCAGGTGACGACTGCCGCATTTCCGTCCATTCTGTACGACGGGACGGACCTGAAGAACTATGCGATTCACAATTCGATCCTTGATCTGGTGAACTCGACTCTCAAGTTTTGCCCCGAGTAAAACGAAATACATGTATACAACAGACCCTTTCTACAAATGCTCACCGTACATGGATACCGTGTGCCCAAAAAGGGCAACGATGTTCTTGGACTCAAGAAGCAACTGACCGTTCGTCCGTATGTAAATCCGTCCTTCATGAAACCGCAGTATGTTCCAAAGTACCCCGTCTTTCACGAAGATGACGAGTACCTCTATGTTCCAAAACAGTTTGGACTTGAAACCTGGGGGACGCCGGAGTCACTTCGCAATGTCCCGCAGACAGATGCAAGTCGGTGGACATTTACCGGGTCACTGCGACCCAACCAAGTGGAGGTTGTGAATACAATGTTATTGCCCGAACCGCACGACGGGATTCTCTCTCTGCAGACGGGAGGCGGGAAAACTGTGTGTGCTCTGTACATTGCATCGCAATTGCGTCTGCCTACTCTCGTGATTGTTCACAATACCTTTCTGCGCGATCAATGGGAAGAGCGAATCCGTTCCTTCCTTCCAAATGCGCGAATTGGACGAGTCCAAGCAGACAAGGTCGACGTGATCGACAGGGACTTTGTTATTGCAATGTTGCAGACCGTGTCCATGAAAGAGTTAGATGTCAAGGTCTTTGAACCCATCGGATTCGTCATTGTAGACGAGTGCCATCACATTGCATCGGAGGTCTTTGTCCAGGCACTTCCAAAGGTCACGTCCAAGTACATGCTTGGACTGTCGGCAACACCCGAGCGCAAGGACAAACTCATGTTTGTGATCAATTGGTTGCTAGGACCCATGCTCTTCAAGTCCGATACAGGTGATTCCGTTGATCGACAAGTGTCTGTTGAAGTCTATGAGTATGAAAATACAGATCCAAAATTCAATGAAATTGTGTACTCGTCGAGCGGAATGACCTGCGTACCCTTAATGGTCAACAAACTTGCCGAATGCGCGGATCGAACGCGATGGATCACGCACATTATAGAAGATGTCTTGGATGAAGGACGACAGATTCTTGTGCTGACAGATCGAGTTCAGCATGCAAAGGATGTGTACGCGGGATTGTCGGATGAGATTCGAGAGCGTGCGTGTATCTTAGGTCAAGGTGTCAAGGCGGATATACGCGCAGTCTACCTAAAGACAAAGGCAATCTTGATTGCAACCTATTCCATGTGCAAGGAAGGGTTTGATTGTCCGACATTGAACACTCTGGTCATGGCAACTCCACGTCCAGATATTGATCAGATTGTGGGCCGTATCCTGCGAGTCGAAAAGTCTGTTCGTACACTTCATCCGATTATCGTGGATATCGTGGATCCACAATTTCGCAGACAGTTTCAAGAACGAAACTCCTTGTATCGAAGGAGGCAATATCAAATTCAAAAAATGAAATTACAGGTCTAAAAAAAAGACATACAGAAATCAAGATGGCGTCCATTCTTGAGACTGAACTCTCCATGTCGCGCGCATACTCCACCATCATCTCAATCTTCCCGTACTCCCTCACATCCTTCGTCTACACAAGACTTCATACCCTGGTTCCCGTCTCGTGGACAGGTGAGGTCACTACACTTTCCGTCAAGAAACTCCTGGACGTCTTTACACAGATTGTTCCGCAAAAGGAGATGGATACCTTTGTTCCTAGACTCGTCGAACAATTGTCTGCAGTTCATCGCATTGGACCCTTTGACGAAGTTGAACGTGTCGTCAAGCGCGCAACACTTCGCATCTCAATTCCCCCGGACTCGGAGTCTGAGTCCGGGTCTGACTCCGAGTCCAGTGACGGATATGCCCCGCGTGTCTGTTATTGCAGTTGAAGTTCAACTTGAAGTTCAACTTGACGTTTCATTTTTTCCGGTGAAAAACGAAGTTTTTAAGGACAAAGTCGATTCATCGTCCGGCCCCGTCATACTTCATCTTCTCTTCTCTACACAAGTCAACATGCCTCTTCCCATCTGCCACGCCCGCAAGCACGACCACACGCGCTGCACCTTCACCGCGTCCTACTTCAACAACCAATTGTGCGGCGTGCACAACAACCAGCGCCTCCGCGGGGAGGTTCCCGGGGGTCAACCTTGGGTTCTTCCCGTGTGGCCCGCGGCCGCACCTGCGCCCGACCCCGTTCCTGGACCCGCCCCCGCGCCCGCCCCCGCGCCCGCGCCCCCGCCCACCTGCCTCACTTGCGCGCGCCGACTCCCGGCGACGCGCCTGCGGCAGAACCTGCAGCACTGCGGATGGTGTGAGGCGCGCCGCCCACGCCCCGACCTTCCCGCGGAGATGCGCTGCTGCTGGAAGACGTTGCACCCTCGGGGGCGAGAGTGCATGACCATCAACCGCCCCGGGCGCACCATGTGCTGGAAGCACACCGAGCAGCACCGACTCTTTCTCATCGAGACGGACCACCGGCGCGCAACCACGCTCCTGGTCGTCGGACCCTGGCAGACCGTCATCGAGGAGATCGAGACAAATTTCGTCGCGTGGCCGAATTTCGGAGAGATCAACTCGAACCAGCGGCGAACCTTTGTTCTCCGCCTCGCCACGCAGTTCCGCATCCGGGAACTCTACAACCGAGTTGCGGAGCAGATGGGGCGCCGCGCGCGGATGAACGAGGATGGCAATATCTTCGTGCTTGACTACGGCGACCTGCCGCGCGCGCCGCGCCCTGTTGGTCTGGCGGCATTTGCCATGGACAGGCAGAACGTCCACACGCGCGAGACGAGTGAGACGACCAACAAGGGACTGCGCCTCCTGCTCGCAATTCCCGTCGCGGACCCCGCGAACATCTACACTGTCATCGTCGACACGTTCACGCGCACGTCAATCGCGAACATGAGCAGGGCAGACATGAACGTTCTGCACGACGTTGTCAAGTGGTACGGCACGAGTCTGTGCCACGTGCCCGACGACTTCCTCTACAAGAGGATCTTGGACGCACTGTGGGTGCGCATCCAGGCGTCTGAGCACAAGACCGAGCTCAAGAAGCGCCTCTGGGAGGAGTGGACAGAGTCCGTAGGCATGTGCTGCGACGGACACATCACGCGCCTCGTCAATGTTCTCGTCGGGTTTGACCCGGAATTTCTTCCGCCCGTCTCGGCGGGAGAATTGTTGCAGCAGCGCATGGCCACACTCGCGGGACTCGAGATCGAGACCGAGGAGAAGGTTCTTCGCGCAAATGCAATCTTCGACGAACTTGGCACGCCCGCGGAGGAGCGCACTGCGTGGATCGACGCGTTCTAGAGTGGAGTGTGGAGTGTGGAACGAGGGTACCGAACAAAAAAACTTTTTATATTTCAGTAGAACTGCGGAAACATCGTGCGCAATCCATAGTACACCGCGCCGAACACAACCGCGTGTGTCAACGCCTGGACTACAGTCGACGAACCCGGGGGCAACGACACGAGCACGCCCGGGGACAAGACGAAAAACAAGATCATCGGAACAATGACGTTAAGATCCATTTTATGTTTTCCACATGAAAAAAAGCGTGTGCTTTTTTTTGCGTGCACGGCGCTTTTTTTTACTTTCCGCAGTACGGACACTTCTCATTGTTCTTGACCTTGCGAAGTCCAACCTGCGGAGGAACTTCCCACTCTCGCTCGTTTCCCTTGATGCCGGGTGCGATCTCGACCATCTGCATCACCCACTCGTTTGCGCTCTTCCACACGTGCCACGCTGCACACTTTGTCGCGATCTCCGCATCGCGCGCTGCCTTCTCCGCAGCAACCTTGTCTGCATCTGCCTTCTTGATGACGAGTTGTGCTGCAACCTCCGCGTCTGCGAGCATGTCGAGCTTCCACTGCGGGATCTTGCGTACGGGTGCGAGTGCGGACATTTTATGCCAGATACAGTATATCGATCTTGGACTTACTTTACTTTCTTTGGTGGTCCCAGATTTCGTTTTTAAGGTTCGTCGTGCGTTGAAATAATACAGAAGGACATCTAACCTATCCAATAAATGTCGGTTGTTCCGTCTGCAACTGTCATGGCACAAGTCGCAAAGATTGCAATTGAATCGGATCGTCCGATCTATTTGGACTACTTCAACGATAGTCTTGCCAAGACATGCTGCATTGGCGTCGACGGCGACAAGAAGTGTCTTATCAAGTCGAACACGGAGTACACGTCTACGATTGCGTCCATGATTCGTCTCAAGGAGGAAAAGGTGTTCATTATCACGACGGAGAATTCGATTTATGTCGTTTCGTCGGACATTCCCGTGAAGCGGATTGTAACACCTACAGAAACCGCGCAGTAAGTAAACAATGTCTTTTTTCCCTCCTCATCGGATTCTGTATGAACCCTTGAACGATCGACGAACGGACGAACATTGGAAGCAGATTGTTCGAGAGCATACCCACCACTGCGATTTTGAAAGTGTCGATGCAGCGGACTTGAATTCAGTGGAAGACTTTGGACCGTGGTTGACGACTTGGATGTCGCATACAACGTCAAACATACGAATTCGGATTCGTGTACTCATGATCTGGCATGCCCATTTTTTGAGTCCCGCATGTCAGCAGGTTCTGCGAAGGTCTCTTGAGAGCAGATCCTTCAAGTGCAGGGTTTGGTTTCACATTGAAGAACCTTCTCTCCAGGCAGCAATTGTAAGTCGCTGCATTGTCACTCGATTTGATCCGTACACACATCGTCCGACTGTGCATGGAGTCTTGGATGCGTCACTTTGGAACGATCCGGTTGCATACGAACACCTACTTAAAAGAAACTCGATAAAGAATGAAAATGGATGTGTTCAAGGTGAGAAAACCCCGGGAAACGGGAGTTCCATCCATGGGAACACTTGACTCGGTTCATCAAGAGGTCGTTCGAGGACTTGTTGAATCAAACAGTCAGAGGGAGGAATTAACCAACGAATTGACACGCCTGCGTGCGCAGGTTGAGTCTATTCATGGATCAAATGTGCTTGAAGATATTGTGACATGCTCTGCGCTCGAAAAGCGTATTCATGAAATTGCGGGGGATCTTTCGTATGAGAATCCCCTTACGGATTACTACATCAAGAACATGGACATTTTGACCGAATATTACCAGCGGGGTGGAGAGTCCATGGCACCGCCTCCGAATCCGAAAGAGGCAAATACGTTTCTCAAGTTCTTTCCAACTGCCCCGACCGATGGAGGTGTATCTCGCAAACGGATTTTTGACGAATATGTCGTTCGCATGAAATTGAACGGGACGCCAGAGGCAATGCAGGTCATGACAGAACACTGCAACCAGTGCAATGTTGCGCGGGAAGAAGTGAGTTCGGAGGGTATTCTCGTATGTCCCTCGTGCGGGTCGGAAGAGTATGCCCTCGTGGTCTCTGACTTTCCGTCGTTTCGTGATCCGCCCAAGGAACGGAACAATTATGCATACAAGAAGATCAATCACTTAAACGAGATCCTTAACCAGTTCCAGGCAAAGGAATCGACAATGATTCCGGAGGAGGTCATGAATGAAGTGATTCTCGAAATCCGTAAGCGTCGCATTGGCAATGTTGCCGACATGACGGAAAAGGAGATTCGCGAAATCTTGAAAAAGTTGGGACGGTCCAAGTACTATGAGCACTCTGCGCATATCTTGAGTCGGTTGAACGGAAATCCTCCACCGACCATCACGTCAGAGATTGAAGAAAAGATACGGGCAATGTTCCAGGAGATTCAGTCGCCCTTTTTATTGTACTGCCCCAACGACCGCACAAACTTTCTGTCGTACTCGTACATCTTGTACAAGTTCTTTGAATTGCTTGAACTCGACGAGTACAAGGTGTATTTCCCGTTGCTCAAATCGCGTGACCGATTGATCTCGCACGATGCAATCTGGGCAAAGATTTGCCAGTACTTGCAGTGGGAGTTTATTCGGAGCGTTTAATAATGGCGGCACCTGCGCCGGATGAGCGGTACGAACTAAAGGTTGGCGATGCCTGGTATCCGGGTGAACTTTTGGTGCCTCTAGGAAAATCATACGGTCTATTTACGGCAGATGCGCCCATTCCCGGTAATTTAGGCCGCACTACTAAGATACTAGAGGATGTATCCGACAAGATAAAAAAGGGCATTTTGAGGAAACAGAGACTTTCATCCAAGGACATAACCATGGGGGAACTGACAGCGATGCCAGGAGCAGTTGACTATCTTGACGCCAAGGAAAGGTTCGGCAAAGGTCGTCGCACACGCCGGTCCTCAAGGACCCGCCGGGTCCGTAAAACTCGTCGTCGTCATAGATAATGCCCCCTCTTGAAGTTGGAAAGAAGTACCTTGTTGAACCGAAGAGACAATACACTCACATGATCTTCAATCCTGGTCGAATCATGAACAATGCAGACATTAAAAAACCGCCAGTTGCAAAGTACCTTGGCGGAAAAACGTTCCTCTTCGATTCAGATACTGTTGGACTTGGAGTACAAACAGAGATACCCAATAAGGTCTACTGGAAATTTACCCCTGTTGACGGGGGAGACCCAGTCGAGGTCGATGATAAAGATGACCCCCATGGCGTCGAGGAGGGCGGACGTCGCAGCAAGAAGTCTAAGCGTCGTGCTCGTAAAACCCGTCGCCGTCGTCACGCACGCACGAAGCGCTTCATTGTCTGACAAACTTCAGTGGTCCACGCAAAGGCAGCACCCTCGAGCAACCATCCACTATTCAGCATCTTGGTGACAGTGTCTGAAACATGTGCAGGGGTTCCGCAGACAATTGTATAGGTCCACATTTCTTCGTTGGAGTGTAGAGTGTTTAAACTGGACACTACATAAATGTGGACCTGGGTGCTGCTGCTCTCCGTAATTGTCCTGATTTTAGTCGCCTATTCTGCGATGCGAGTTCCATCTCCGTCTGGAGGGTGCAACTCGTGTGCAAAAAAACAGGGTGAAGTACAATGAAGACGATCCGCATGTCAAAAAAGGAGTACCTGCGCGAGCACCATCATCTGTTTAAGGTCTTATCGCATCCTACCCGCAAAGCACTGCGCAAAGAACTCGCGGCACAACGCAAAGAGTTGCGTGAACGTGGATTACGTGGCGGAAAGACACGGCGTCGTCACTGAAGACGCTCCTGCGGTGTCTGACGCGTCACAAACATCTGCTTCATTGCACCCGGACGGAACGACTCCTCCACAACCATGCGCACTACATCTGGATTGAACTCCTTGCACGAAAAGACATCGAGATACATGTCATTTGTCTCCTCACAAAAGTGGGCGCAAATGTTAGAGGTCTCGATCAACTGCACAAGTGTATACCCCTTCTTGTTTCCCGTTCCAAACATGACAATCTGCGGTTTCCCGTATGCAACCATGTCGATTTCCTTGACAAGACGATGGGTAAAGGTCTCAATTGTCTGACGGCACCGGATCGTATGCGGCGTGCACCGAGCAACATCCAGCATGAGATGATGACCCCAGCTCATGTATGCCTATAGTATAAGATAATGTATTGTCTGAAAATGTAATGAAGGCAACTGCAATTCTCCGGGAGAATATCCTGAACGTCATTGGGAATATCATCTTCATTTCACTCATCTATCTTGTGCTTGGAACGATCGTGTCGTACATTGTAAGTGTCCTGTCTCCGGACTTTACCGAAGAGTGGAAGAAGCAGCATCCTGCATTGCAGTTCCTTGACATTAGCGCAGAAGTGTCGCTGCTCTCGATCCTTGCGTTCTTATCCTCGTACTTTGTGGACAATATAGTTCCCTATCTGCCTGTCCACGAGTCGTTCGAAGATTATATTGAATCGTTTGGAGGTCGGATGATTTTCATCTATATGATCTTTATCTTCGTCAAGGACCTGGATGAAAAACTGATTTATATGTATACGAATGTGCTTGGTGCACGGGTTTCAACGCCGCCTGCGACCGGCGCCCATAAATCCTAACATGCCCGGTGCAGGTTTCGGTGTCGATACAAACAGTGCATAGTAGGGGAAGTACAAGTACGGGAAGACGAAATCGAGTGCTGCCCATCCAACATTTCCAAACGTGTCATAACTGAGTTTGGCAGCACCCCAGTGGAACAGGACCAACCACACCACGAACAGCAAGATGTATATAAGAATCATAAGGGGAGACACCTCTCCGAGCAATTCCGTGTACGCAGGAAGTGCAATTGTTCCAGTTCCACCTGTGCTCGAGGTTGCCTCCTTAGCACCGGTTGCACCTGCCACACGGGGCGCCGCTGCACCTGTGGGTCCGGCAGCAGGGTTCCCCGTCGACCCTGCAGCACTTCCTACACCGCTTGCAGCAGAGGGTGATACGCCGCTCATTTATAAAACGACGCGAAAATCTATTGGTATTCATTTCACAACCAATAATAAAATGACAACTGAGATCGTCACTGTACCCGACGTGATTGTGGATACTTCGAGTCTGTTTTCGAGTTTCGACCCGAAAAACCCGGTACCGACCATTCTTGCAGTCTATGCGCACTTCCAGACTCTTCCGGGAATGACCGAGAAGGACCGTGTAACCCTGCTGCAGGGTGTGCTGTCCCACCTTGTGGATACGTCTACGCTCGGAGACGATGAGAAGGTGCAGGCAAAGACGCTGGTGTCTACGCTGGTGCCCCATATTGTAGATGCGGCGATGCAGGTTACATCTGGAAAGGTTCTGCTGAAGAAAATTGAGGATGCTGCGCCGAAGGTGCTCGAACTTGTTGCCGAAGTTGTGCCGTCCAAGTGGTGTGTTTCTTTTACAAAGAATAAGTAATGTCTACTGTAGGACTTCGCGGAAATATTGGACCCGTTGGTCCCGCAGGTGAAATTGGTCCGGCAGGACCGACTGGAAATACTGGACCGATCGGACCTGTGGGAGGAATTGGAGATAGAGGATTTACGGGTATAACTGGACCTACGGGCGGAACAGGTCCTACAGGCGTCACCGGACCGATTGGTACGGGACCGACTGGACCCACCGGACCGACGGGTACGACAGGTCGTACAGGACCCACTGGACCCACAGGACCCACGGGCGCAGGAGGAACTGGACCGACTGGACCCACGGGACCAACAGGCGTAACTGGACCTGTGGGCACGGGACCGACTGGACCCACCGGACCTACAGGCAGAACAGGTCCTACGGGCGCAACGGGTCCTGTGGGCACCGGACCTACAGGTGTCACTGGACCCACTGGATCTACTGGTCCAACGGGCGCAACGGGACCTACAGGGATCACAGGACCGACCGGACCTACAGGACCTACGGGCACGACAGGCGCAACAGGACCGACAGGTTTGACGGGACCGACTGCACCCACTGGACCTACAGGAACTACGGGACCGACAGGTGCAACGGGACCTACAGGACCTACAGGTTCGACAGGACCCACAGGACCTACGGGCACGACAGGCGCAACAGGACCGACAGGCGTCACGGGACCGACTGGACCGACGGGTGCTACGGGACCGATTGGTACTGGACCTACAGGTGTTACAGGACCGACAGGTTTGACGGGACCCACGGGTTCAACTGGACCTTTGGGCACTGGACCCACGGGTGTTACAGGACCTATAGGTTTGACGGGACCCACTGGACCTACAGGTGCCACAGGACCGATTGGTACAGGACCTACAGGCGTCACGGGACCCACTGGACCTACGGGTACAACGGGTAGAACTGGACCCACGGGTCCAACTGGACCTACAGGTTTGACGGGACCGACAGGTGTCACCGGACCGATTGGTACGGGACCTACGGGACCAACGGGACCCATCGGGTCGACGGGACCGACTGGACCCACAGGCGCAACAGGTGCAACTGGGCCTACGGGCGTAGGATCCACAGGTGCAACTGGACCTACAGGTGTCACAGGACCGATTGGTACGGGACCTACAGGACCCACGGGATCTACAGGGTCGACGGGACCTACGGGACCCACAGGTGCAACTGGACCCACAGGTCCTACAGGTACAACTGGACCCACGGGTGCTACAGGACCAATTGGTACAGGACCTACAGGACCGACAGGATCTACGGGTACAACTGGACCCACGGGACCGACAGGTGCGACTGGACCAATTGGTACAGGACCTACAGGACCGACAGGATCTACGGGACCGACAGGCGCAGGTGCAACGGGAACAACTGGACCGACTGGACCGACAGGACCTACAGGACCGACAGGATCTACGGGACCGACAGGCGCAGGTGCAACCGGAACAACTGGACCGACTGGACCGACAGGTGTTGGCATGACAGGTACAACTGGACCGACTGGACCAACAGGACCTACAGGCGCAACAGGTACAACTGGACCGACTGGACCCATGGGACCCTTGTATGTACTACCGACTACTCTCGTAAGTGTTCAGCAAATCGGAACACCGTCGGGCACTACATTCATTGGAAATGGAGGAGATGGAGGCGAGTATAGTGCATATTTTTACTCGCCAATCTCTTCATCTTCTGCGTACATTTATGGGCAGTGGGCGTCGGGTGGTGGTGGATTCGGATTTGGGAATTCTGTTCCCTATTCCGGACAGTATGTCCAATACGGATGGATGATTCTATCAAGTCAAGTCTATTACACGATCGGTGGTGTTACAACCAATACTGGAGGATATTCTTCGGCAGATACATACGGAGTGACATATGATGGGTCTGTAGTCCGCTATTACAAGAACGGGGTGCTCATTGCATCCGCATCTGCAAGTCTCGCACCATTGTATGTCCACGGTGTCTTCAGATTGATTGGTCATTCGCTTACGAACGCTGTATGGGGGGTTGGGTCTGTGGGACCCACTGGATCGACGGGACCGACTGGACCTACAGGAACAACGGGTGCAACAGGACCCACCGGACCTACAGGTGCAGGTGCAACGGGTCCAACTGGACCTACGGGAACAACGGGACCGACTGGACCGACTGGAAATGTGGGACCCTTGTATGTGCTACCGACTACTCTAGTGAATACCCAGCAAATCGCAACACCGTCGGGCACTACGTTCATTGGAGGGGGTTCAGGTTTTTCCGCATCTTTTTACTCGATTATGCCCTCATCTGCTGCCTTCATCTATGCTAGTCCTGCGACGACCAACACAGCTGCCGGATTCGGATTTAATTTTGGTGTTCCCGTCTCAGGAGAGTATGTCAAGTATGGATGGATGTTCCTTGCGGGTAGTGTGGCGTATACGAACGGTACCGGAATACCCGTCTCTATCCCCGGCGGATATCTTTCAACGCAAACGTATGCAGTAACGTATGACGGGTCCGTGGTTTACTATTACAAGAATGGAGCGCTCATTGCATCTGTGTCTGCAAGTCTCACGCCGTTGTATGCCGTAGGTGTATTCAATTCGAACGGCCAGACGCTTACGAACGTTGTGTGGGGTGTAAGTTCTGCAGGTTCCACCGGACCTACAGGTAGAACTGGACCGACCGGACCGACAGGCGCGGGTGCAACGGGTACGACCGGACCGACTGGACCTACAGGTGTAACTGGACCGACAGGCGCAGGTGCAACAGGTACAACTGGACCTACGGGACCGACAGGCGCGGGTGCAACGGGTACGACTGGACCGACTGGACCTGCCGGTGCCGCAGGTGCCGCAGGTGCCGCGGGTGCCGCGGGTGCCGCAGGTGCCGCTGGACCTGGATTCACGACAATTTCGGGATCGACCACCACGACGAGTGTACTGACTGCAAATGGATCGAACGCTGCGATTGGACAGTCTGCACTGCAGTTTGATGGGTCCTGTATATACACCCCATCCGCAAACGTTAACGGGTTCTCTCTTCCGACAGTCTGGACAGCGTTCGGCGGCAGCAACCGCAATTGGTGTGGGATTGCATCATCTGCAGATGGAACGAGACTTGCTGCAATTGCGCTCGGCCTAAGCAATATCTATATAGGCACGCCTTCCGGAAATACTTTCAGTTTCTCAGGGCGAGCCGTCACTGGAGTGACTGGTTGGTCTAGTATTGCATCGTCTGCAGATGGGTTGAAAGTTGCTGTAACTGTGAACGGCGGATACATCTATATGAATTCGAATTCCGTAAATAATGCTTGGACATCGAACACCCAATATGTAAAGAATTGGATTGATATTACATCGTCTGCAGATGGGACGAAGCTTGCCGTAACCGCTCTTAACGGGTACATCTATACAAGTTCAAATTCCGGAGTTAACTTTACAGAGCGCATCACCTCGGGTATTCGCGATTGGAATAGTATTGCATCGTCTTCAAATGGGTCGAACCTTGCTGCAACTGTGAACGGCGGATACATCTATACAAGTTCAAATTTCGGAGACACTTGGTCAGAGCGCATCGCCGCAGGTTCTCGTGCGTGGCGTGGTATTGCATCGTCTGCAGATGGAACCAAACTTGCTGCAGTTGTTGCTACCGGATTCATCTATACAAGTTCAAATTCCGGGAGTACATGGGATCCGCGCGCGACTGACTCCAATCGCAATTGGAGTAATATTACATCGTCTACAGATGGAACGAAACTTGCCGCAGTTGTTAACAGCGGGTACATCTATATAAGTCAAGATTCTGGGGTAACATGGATACAGCAGACCGACACACAAACTCGCCTTTGGACTGATATTACATCGTCTGCAGATGGAACCAAACTTGCTGCAACTGTGGGCGGCGGAACTGTCTACACTACATCATATACTGTGATAGGAAATGGTGGGTTAACTATGACTGGAAACATCTATGCAGGCGGGTCGATCGCTGCAGGCGGGTCGATGACCGCAGGCGGGTCGATCACTGCCGGTGGCGATATCACTGCATTTTCGGATATGCGGTTAAAGACGAACATTGAGACGATTGACAGTGCGCTCGGAAAGATTTCGATGTTGCGCGGCGTCTACTACGACAGAGTTGATACGTCGGGTCGCAGAGTCGGATTGATTGCTCAAGAAGTCGAAGAGTTCGTACCTGAAGTTGTGCAAACCGGAACGGATCGCGATCAAACAAAGAGCATTGCGTATGGAAATTTGGTCGGTCTCTTGATTGAAGGTATTAAGGTATTGGACAAGCGCTGTTCTGATCTTGAAAAAAGATTGGAGGACAAGTAAATGGCAGTCCCAACAACAAACATTAGCATGACGAATTTGAATACAGTCTTTGCAAAGGGATTTTCGCTGTCACTATACTACGGAACCACATTCAGTTCAGGATCTGCGCCGTCATCCGGTCCAATCAGTTACAGCATGTTTTCAGGGAAGAGTGCTGCACCATCGGTCGTCATAACTGCATCGGTCTCGCCCACAATTGCAAGTGGTCGTACATTTTATACATTCACGGGCAATGGAACATTCACGATTGCGGGCGGAACGAAGAGTGTTGAAATCATGGCAATTGGCGGAGGTGGTGGTGGTGGAGTTATCTCGGGCGGCGGTGGTGGTGCGGGCAATATGATTGTGGCGACAGGTACGCTGACTGCAGCGACCTATTCAATCGTCGTAGGAAATGGTGGTGTGGGTGGAGTTAACAACAATGCCAATGAGAGTCCCAGTACCACGGGCGGAAACGGAGGTTCAAGCACATTTACTTCAAGCACATTGGGTTTAATCCTGACTGCACTCGGTGGTGGAGGTGGTGGAACACACAATAGCGGAAGCGTCAGCGGCGGCGGCGGGCAAAATGGCGGGTGCGGTGGCGGCGGCACAAATGATGGCAATTCCGCGGGAGGAAGTGCCTACATCGTCGGCGGTACAGGCGTGGTCGGTACGGTCTCTTCACCGCTGACTGCAACTTCAAACCTGGCAACCAATGGAGGTATGGGATGGGATGAACTGGGTGTAGGAGGAGCAGGTGGTGGTGGCACGAGTGGGGCGGGCGTTAGTCAGACTGCCGCTGTAACGGCGGGGAAGAACGGAGGTCCAGGAACTCTGTATTATGGAAGTTACTACGGCGGTGGTGGCGGCGGAGCACAGTCAGACGCAGATTACAATGGACCACCGTATACCGGAGGTGCAGGTGGCATCGGAGGAGGCGGCACGGGTACGGGTAATGCTGATAGTTTATTTCTTGGAACACCGGGAGCTCCAAACACAGGTGGTGGCGGTGGCGGTGCCGGCACATTTGACACCTCGGATGATGTAGGATTTCCCGGTGGTACGGGTATTGTGATTGTTTCGTATGCCAATTAATCCGTATAGAAGAACAAGATGTCTCTTTCAAAATATGTGCCCGGCGTGGGACTCGTATCCTGTGCACCTAGCATTCTCGAAGGACCACGCGGTCTTCCAGGAACGACAGGACCTACAGGAAACACTGGATCAACTGGACCCACCGGACCTACAGGTCGTGATGGATCTGTTCTCAACCCCGGACCCACAGGTCCAACTGGACCCACGGGACCTACAGGTGCAACGGGACCTGTTGGAACTGGACCTACAGGATCGACGGGACCCACAGGCGTAACTGGACGTACATGCACGGGTGCCACAGGTCCGCCAGGATCGGTTACGAATACAGGACCGACGGGACAAACTGGACCCACCGGACCCACTGGGAGTACAGGACCTACCGGATCGACTGGACCGACTGGACCGACAGGCGCAACAGGACCAACGGGAGATGCCAGTCAACTAACTGGACCGACAGGACCTACGGGAGCGACTGGAAATCGTGGGCAACAAGGTCCTCCAGGTGTCATGGGCGATCTTGGTCCAACTGGACCGACTGGATATACTGGACCCAATGGCGTAGTCGGTCCGACTGGACGAACGGGTACAACAGGTCCTACCGGATTTACTGGACGAACGGGCGGGACAGGTCCAACAGGCGTAACAGGTACGACCGGTCCATTTGGAACAGGACCGACGGGACCTACCGGACCAACTGGACCTACGGGACCCACTGGCACGACTGGACCCACGGGTCCGACTGGACCCACTGGACCCGTAGTGACTCTAGGATCCGTTGATCTCGTATTTCCGATTGGATCCTCTTCTATCTATACGGTTTCTGCAGATACCGGTATAGTTGCACCCGTGATGTGGATGTCGGGTATCGTGCCCGATGCGGCAAGTCTCGCGAATTTGTCAAACATGGTAAACAATGTTTCGTTGTATTCCTTCTCCTTTACACGGTCAATACCCACAGCATCGTGGTATGCAAATGTTACCC